GCACTATAATCGTTTCAAGTTTGCAGTTTTCAAGTGTTCCGCTTGACAAAGCACAGGTGACATTGATGTCGCCAGTCGCCTTAGCCACTCTTGCGGTTTCAAGTATGATATACTCTACTGTGCCAGTTGCTACGGATGCTACGACTGTTCCCTGACTTGCAAGCAGTCCAGTCGCTCCCGTTCCGAAAGTACAGGTAAGTGTGCCTGCTTCGGGGTTATACATTCTAACTACAAGTTTGTCACCAAGTGATGCAGGGGCAAGGTCAGCATCTGCCTGACACGCCTGTCCAGTAACCGCTGCGCTTGATACATTTCTTACAAGTGTCGTATTTGTGTAATCAGCCATTTTAATCTCCTATTATATTGAGGTTTCTACATTAACTTTAACCTTGAAATGAGCAACTTCATCAGCTCTAACTACTTTCCAACCGTAAATCTGATGGGCTCTCATAAGATCGCTGACAGTTGCGGTATCTCTAAGCATTTCAACGCTGAATCCTTTCTGCTCTACCCACGCTACTGAACGGTTTGGAGTAAATGCGCAGGCATTAACTACAAGGTCGCCACCTGCATAAGTTCCAGTTGTGGTAAGGTTATTGGTTTCGATAATGATGAAGCCTGCCATTCTACCGACCTGACCGCTTGCTATTATCTCATCATTGTTTGTCTTGATAAATCCTGCTGAACTTGCAATTGCCTTTGAAAGGTAAGGGTCTACAAACAAAGGAATGTCCTCGTTTACATTCTTTACCTTCATATCTGCCTTAAGTGTCATAAGGGCATCAAATACATTTCCTGAATCTACGCCAGTTGAGCTAAGATCGGTTGTAACGCCTGCACCTGCATAAATGCCAGTTGCAAGGTCAGAATCCTGATAATTAGCCATTGAGTACCCCATCTCCTGAGCTATTGCAGGATAAAGTCCTTTTACACTCTGGATGCGGTTAATGTCAGTAACTTTAATAGGGCAGAGTACCTGTTTATTAATAAGCAGGGTCTGTGACTGGTCGTCTACTGTTGCATAAGTGATCGAGCCGTCAGAATAAGAACTTGATGCAATCGCACCAATGGACGGAAGAGTTACGCTCTGTCCGATAGTTCTGGGGTCTTCAACATTGTCGGGAATCCACAGGAAATTTTTAAAAACCATTCTTTTCTCTCTGGCTCTCATTATCTCCCTTCTCATAAGCATCGGGCTAAACTGTTCTAATGTCATTTTGTTTCTCCTTTAATCTTTTAATCCTAATACATCTTTACGATATTTGTCATACTCGGCATCCGGCAGTTTGGCTACCTCTTCTTCGGTAAGCTCTTTACCACCGCCACCGATACCCTTATCAGGGTTCCTTTTACCTGTTTTAAGGATTTCACTCACTTTATTGTTAACGAGTTCGTCAAGCTTATCAGCAAACGCCTGAGCCTTAGCAACTGACTTGTCAACATCCTCATCAAGAAACAGATCGGAAAAATCCTCGATACCCCTTTTTGCCGTAACGCCACGAACAGCATTAAGTTTCTCGAGTTTTACTTTCTCTGCTCTTTCCTGATTCCGTTCCTTTTCAATCGCTTCAAGCTTTTTTGCCATATCAAGGTATTTCGGGTCTTCGGGGTCTTTGACTCCATACTTAGTTTTAAACTCCTTTTCATATTCGGGCAGTTTAGCATCAAGTTGGTCTTGTAACTTTTTAGGCAGGGTTTCTTTTTCAAAAGTGCCGATTGCCTGAGTAATCTTGGAATCTACGAAAGGTTTTATCATCTTAAACCCTTCATCACTTTTTACAAAATCCACCAACCCGTCCTTTTTTAGTTCTTTAAGATAGCCCTGTACATCCTCATTGTCCTTGTTGTCTGCAATAAACTTTTTGATCTCTTCTAACTTCATCTTAAACTCCATTTAACTTAATCTCCTTGCTAGAACATCTGGCAAGTTAGTTAGATATTAGCAACTTAGTTTCATTTTGTCAAGAGTAAGTTAATAGAGTTAGCTTTTTTGTGTTTTGGCTAACTCGGTTAGATTGTGTTAACTTTATTAGAAAACTGGTATGGTAGTGCTTCTACAATTAGGGTGCATAGGTGGATAATTGACACCTTCCTGTGCTTCGCTTAATAGAAATATTTTCCCGTCAAGCCCTGAGCATATATCACTTGTCCGCTCATCTTCTACTGCTACATACTGATATTTTTCTATACCTGCATCTGTATATGCTTCGGCTGTTGCCTGTTCTACTACATAAGCTGATTCTGTCCTTATTAACCTTTCGGCATTACTGAAACTTGTTCCTGTTGCATAACGGATATTCTTAACGGCATCTTTTAAAGGTGCGTTCCTTAAAAACTGATCGGCTAATGTCCTGTCAAGCGATGATATAAGTTTTTCTTTATTCTGCCAGATCGTATCGCTGAACTTTATGCCTACCCAATTTGTTGATAGTATCTGCTGTACTCTTTTTCTATTTAGCACGCCTATATCTGCAACATCTAACTCTTTAAGAGTAAGGGAATAAGCTTTCATTAACGATTTTTCGATATGGTCTGGAAACTCGGCGTTTTGCCAAAGACTTAATTGAGTTGCTGTTACTCTATGCTCAAGCTTCATCTGTTGAAAACGGCTTATTTTCTCCTGTGTCCGCAGGTTCTTGAGATAGAGTCTGAAATCACTATCATAATTTGGTAGTGTATCAATATACTTTATAAACTCTATCTGTTCTTTGGCTGTCAACCGTTTGATGGCTTCTGAATAGGTCATTATGCCTGACTGTGAATATTTACCATAGAAATTGCCTAACCGTGTTGAGTAGTCACGCATCAGGGAATCATACTTTTTAGCAACTTCTCCCATAAACTGAATATCTGACTTGAGCAGTCTTTCCTTTTTTAAGATTGACCGCTCTGTCCAGTATTCCTTACTCTTGTTCCTCGTTTCCTTCGGTATCGTCACCATTTGGGTTGTCCCTCAAATATTCATCAATTTTTGCCTGTCTATTCTCTTCTGCCCTGTCTGCCCATTCCTGAGGATTTTCACAGAAACTGCCTACTCTCAAGGCATCCTGTAACATTACACCCGCATTTACAAGTGTCTGTACCGCTAATGCCTCTTCTGGAAGGTTGGCAGGTTTATCATAACTGAATACAACATTTACAGTATAAGGGTCTATGTTCTTGCCTACTGTTTCCCATAACTGGTTGCAAATCTTTATAAGGTCAATTATCTGTATTTCGATAATATCGGCAAAATCGTTACTTGCGTTGTCGATGGGCTTGGTGCGTGTGTTTATTGTAAGGTTAGTTGCCTTGCCTAATACTTCTGGGTCTGCATAATTTATATTACGCCCGAATCTGTCTATGTTCTTTTCAAGTAACATTCTAAGTGAGTCAAAAGCTTCAACCTGAACCTCACGCTTGAGAAATTCGGCTTTGCCTGCATCATCCATCAGGAGAACACGCAACTTTTTAAGCTTTTCAAGTGCTTCAAGTCTACCTTGTTCTGTGTCAACCTTGCCTAAATCATCATTGGTCAACATATAGTTTGTAAGCACTAAATAAGACTGTGCAAAGGTGTTAAACTGATCGGTTGCACTTGAGCAGAGGTTATTGTAAGAATCAATTAAGCTCAATACAGGATAAAAACAGGGTCTTGCACATTCATCTAATTCGGTCATTACCACAGGCACGATACCGAACATATTCGGTGCGGTGCTTATTTCCTCTGGAAAGGTATCTGCAAGCATAGCATTATTACAATCTGAATAAGGTGCAGACTTAAATGTCTTTATCTCTTCAGGTGTGTAGTAATCACAGTATGCATAATAAACTGATTCATCCTCCTGCTTAACATACCGCCTTGCAAACTCGGTCAAGACACCGTTCTGATAATCCCAAGCACAATCGTATATTTCAGGCACAAATACATCAACATCATCTGCAACCTCAGTGGTGGGCTGATAACATATCATTGCGCTGCGACCTGTTGCAAGTAACCAACGCCCGAAATCCTTAACTTTTACATTTAAGCGTGATACACGATAGAATCTTTTGATTATTTCGTTCTGGCGGTCGATCTCTTCTTGCGGTGTATCTTCGTAAAAGTCTATATCTATTGCCTTACCCATACACCAGTTGAGTCTATTATCAACTATTTCCGCCTCAAAGTTGTGTATCTGTGGGTTGTTTACATTCCTTTCGTAAAGTGTTCCGATGTCAATTTTCTGAGTAGTTTCGGGCTCATAGTCAGCTTTGTATCTCTGCCAGTATTCACGCTCCTGATCTGCGTATGTTTTGCGTATTTTGAAAAGTCTTGTTAAGTCCATTTTATACCTCTTTGTTTACTTTTGTTGTATATGTTATCCTCAAAACCCCGTGTTTCGAGTGTAATATATGGCGTTTTTGTATCACTTTTTAAATCTGCTTCATTGTTTTCATCTTCATCAACTGATATGCCCTGCAAAATGGACTGGAATAGCTTACAATGCAGTTATTTACCTTTGCACAAGTATCACAAATCATTTAATACTCCAACTCAAAAACCATTCGCATTATCATCATATCGAGGAAATCAGGGGAATGTGCCAGATTTTCCTTCATTTTCTCCTTGCTTATTATATAAAGCTTATTATCGTTGTCAACCTTGTCCCTTTTTAGCTGTTGTAATTCACTCTGTATGCGGTCTTGATACTTTCTAATGGTGTTAGTAAGGGTGATGCCTATTTCACCGTTAGACGCTAAATCTGCCAGTTTATATGCACACTGGGTTTTAAGGTTGGCGTGATCAGGTGCTACAAAGGACTTTTTCATTAAATAACCGGTTGACTGTTTCTTCTTAGCTATTATAGGAGATGAACCGTTATTGAATTTATACGATCTTCTTAAAAAGCCCCGTAAATATCCGCCCACACCGTCACCGTCAAATACTATGTTACGATACGGCACTTCATATTTATCGGCTAAATCTTTAATAATGTTAAGTATCTCGTCTGCCTCACATTTGGGTCTGACTGTCACATCAAGGAGTTGTAACCCATCCCAAACGCCCACCACAAATAAGTCCGCACCGCTTGTTGCAATATCTGCGGAGATATATTTCTGTCCTCTTTCAGCATATTCAAAGCCAAACATACCTAATATAGCATCATAAGGTATCATTACCGTGTTGTCATCTTCGTAATCAAAATTTCCTTTTACAAGTCGCTCTATCTGTATCTTGTCACCTGTTTTTATTACTGATTTTATCCAGTCATCAATAGCAGGGTCTGGATTATCGCTTGGCAAAGCAGGGACAAATTTTTTATCCGTTGATTCTACTCCGTCTTTATAGGGTTTCCAGTATCTGCGGTTTATGTGTCCCTTGTCAGGGTTGAAGGTTTCAATAACACAGGCGTTTATGCCGTAATGCGTGTTTTTAGCCCACCCTGTTCTACTTTTAAGTGTTATTATTGCAAGCTCTTCTGATTCATTGCTTTCGTCTATTCCGCCCCGTGTGTATTCGTGACCGCCATATCTTGTATACAAAGGGTCAGTCGGTAAATATCTGCTGTCAATGAACTTTATACTTGAACCGTTTTTAAACTTGATCTTGTTTTCCTGACCATCAAATTTAAAGTCTTTATCATATTCAACACCGTAATATTCTAACAGCTTAAACATTGTAATCATTACACTTGCTTTTAATCTGGTAAGCTCTTTTCTTGCCAGAAACCAAGCTACACCGTCATAAGATAGACAGTCGAATATAGCCACAAAACATTCAAGCAAAGTTTTGCCCGATCTTGCCGAACCGCCATAACCGACAAAGTCAACCTCTGGATTATCCATATATCTAATTGCCTGTAATTGTTTAGGTGATAGATAAAATAAAGCTCCGTTAGGTGACTTGCCTATATTGATTTTGTCGTATTCTTTTCTACGATATAGCTCGCATAACGATTCAGTTGCTACTTTCATCTAATGAAGCTATTTTAAGGAGTTCTTCAACTGATAACTTGGAATAATCTCGCTTCTGGTTTACATCTATTTCCTGCTTATCTTTCCACCCGAAATTTTTAAGGGCAAAGATTGCTCCAGAGTTCCCATCTTGCAGTAATTGTTCATAAATTACTTCCATTTTTGACCGTGCTTTTTTAATAGTGTTGGAAAATTCTTTGTGCTCATTTTCGTAATCGTACATACTTGATCTATTGCAAAACCCTAAAAATAAAGCTAAGCCCGTTATTGTCGGGCAAGGTATTTGAACTGCTCCGCCCGTTTTTGTGTAGACTGTTCTCTTGTCAGGGCAATCGTTAAAATACTCATCTATCTTTGCTTCGAGCTCTTCAACTGTCTTATATAAAGCAGGCCTGCCACTTGTTTTACATCCTTTAGCGTATTTGTTACCTTTTGGAGCAGGCATATAGACCTCACATCACCTTGATAGACCTTCTACCAAGTAATATAAGTTTAAAGGATTGTTTTGATTTTGTCAAGATAGTGATTCTATAACTCTTGGAAGTATATCTTTTAATATGGCTATTCTTTCCTTCCCGCCTATTTCGTTTCCC